TCCGGCATTATATGAAGATCAAATACTAGGTGATGACAACTATGATGTACGCGGACGACCAGAGCGAGATAACCAAGAATGATGAGATTAAGAAGCTAGATGATCTTTACCGTAAGGGTAAAGACGCGGATAAGCGTGAATTTTCGCTTATGCGCAGCTCACTCCTGCTGATTGGCGGAGAGCATTATAATAAGTCTGGGGCATCTCGTTTATGGGATCGCATTCGCACCACCCAGCAGTTCTCGCAAGAAACGCGCCTTCGTTTAACGAAGAACCACATTGGGCGCATTGTAAATATATATTCAAACCACGTGATTTCGGCAGCCCCAGGGGTGTCGATTGCGCCAAAACACGAGCGGGATATTCGTTCGCGCAAGAGCGCGGAGCTTCATGAGGCGGTGTGGCAAGATGGCAAATATAAGAATGAATTTGATGAGCTGATTGCCGAGCTTGCTGATGACTTCACGGGTATTGGCGAGGTGTGGACTAAGACTTGGTACGACGATTCGATGGGCAAGATCTTAGGATACGAGCCTAGCCTAGATGAGATGGGCCAGCCTGTTATGGACCCGAGGACGGGTGAGCAGGTACCGGATGAGTCAAAGCCAGTGCGCGAGGGCACGGTTAAGATTGAAGGCCTCTATGGATTTAACGTTATCAGGGACCAAGCGGTTAAGAACGTTAAAAAGAGCCCATGGTACTGCTTAGAAAAGATGGTCAACACTAAGGAATTGCAGAAGCGGTTCCCGAAGTTTGCCGATAAGATCGCCGACTCTCAGGATGATACGACCGTGGTGTTTGACGCTGCGACGGGTTATCGCGGATCTGAGACTGGCGAGACGCTCTTAAAGGAGTGGTACTTCAAGCCATGCATGGAGTATCCAGAGGGTAAGTTTTACATTCAGGCTTCAGGCCATGTGATGGATAGTGGTGATCTGCCGGGCGGCATTTTCCCAATCAACTGTGAGCGTTTTGATTCGCTTCAAACGCGTGCCAGAGGGTTTTCGATCACCGAGCGCCTGCGTCCTTATCAGATTGAGATTAACAGAACCGCATCGGCCATGGCGGAGCATCAGGTCACGCTTGGCGCGGATAAGCTGATCCTTCAGAACGGCGCGAAGATGAGTGCAGGGGCTAAGGTTCCGGGTATTCGCGCGGTGCACGTTACGGGTGCTGCGCCTACAATCCTGCCGGGTCGAAGTGGGTCGCAGTACATGGAGTATATGGTCTCTCAAACTGAAGAGATGTATCGGGTCTCTGAGATTGACGAAGATGATCCGGCGTCCGCGCAGCTTGATCCGACGACACTGCTCTATAGAGCTGCATCGCAGAAGAAGAAGTTCAAACGTTATATTAAGCGCTTTGAGGGGTTTTTAAAGCGTCAGTGCACCACTTACCTCAAGATGGCCAAGTTCTATCTTGATGAGAACAGCGTGATCATGGCCATTGGTCAGAATGAGCGCATTAACATCTCAGAGTTTAAGAATGATGATTCAAGTCTGGTGGACATCAAAGTTGAGGCCCAGGCGGATGATATTGAGACTAAGCTTGGTCGCCAGATCTCCATTAACCACGTGCTCCAATACGTGGGTCCACAGATGAATGAAGAGTCTATTGGTAAGCTGATTAAGAATATGCCGTATGCAAACCTTGATGAGTCATTCTCGGATTTCACCCTTGATTATGAGTCAGCAACTAACGATCTCTTGATGCTACAACGCGGCGAGATGGCGGGGATGCCGATTGATAACTATGAATACTATGTGAAGAAAGTCAATTCGCGTATGAAGCAGCCGGATTTTAGGTTCCTTGAGCCTCAGATTCAGGAGTTGTTTGTCGCTTATAAGGATCAGCTCTTGGGGCTTATGAATGAGGCAAAAGAAGCTGAAGTGCGCGCAACAAGTGGTTTTATCCCAGATGGCGGCGCACTTGTTCGCGCGGATTATTACATCACCACCACCGGAGCTGAGGGTCAGGCTAAGACTGCTCGTGCGGAGTTTCCTGCGGCTTCACTTGAGTGGCTGCATCAGAAGCTACTTGATCAGGGCGCGTTTAAGGGCCGAATGAATGATGCTGTTTCCGAGAAAGATATGATTGAAATGTATGGCGCTGGGCAAGGGGAATTGCCTGGTGCTCCTACGCAAGGTCAAGCTGAACTACCGATGAGTAGTGAAGATGAGCTTGCGATGATGCTCGAATCAGTTGGCCCCCAGGGGATGCCCCAGGGCTAATGCCCTAGGCGGTTATACCTTTATCTTGGTGTGAACAAGGGGAATTGTCGCACCCACTAGGAGTTTTCATGGACGAAATACAACAAGATTTACAACAAGAACAGGTGTCAACTGAGGTGGTGGAAACAGCGCCGGTGGTCGAAGCCGGTGGTGAGGCACTGCCCCCATCGGGTGAGAGTGCGCCATATACGCCAGATTACGGATATCGTTTTAAGGACGAAAAGCGTGAGATGGATGAGTTCTGGAAGGGGTTTGTTAAAGATCCTGAGTCAGAAAAAAAGATCCGCGACACCTTGCAGCGTGCCGATGCCGTGGACATGTATAAGTCAAAAGTCACTGAGGTTGCGCAAGAGGTTGAGCATTACAAGGCTTTGGAACAGCAGTATTCGCCAGTGATTGAGCGGCTTGAAGAGATCAAGGGTATGTATGCTGAGGGCAGGGATCAAGAGGCGCTCCAAGCGCTGGGCTTTACGCCTGAGCGCGTACTTGAGTCGATGGATGATCAAGCGGTGTATAACGAAGCACGGAGACGTCTTCAGTTCAAAAACTTGCCCGAAGAGCAAAAGCAGGTGTATCATGAGAAGAAGAAAATCTACGCGGAGAGTGTAGATAAAGACCGTAGGTATCAAGCGGAGCTGCAACAGCGTGAAGCTGGTTACAGTCAGATGTTTAGCCAGTTGGTGGATCTTACTAAGGCTCAGATGGGTCAAGAGTTCGCAAAGCCAGAGGTTAAAGCACTATCCGATAAGTTTGATGCCGCAAATGGTGAAGGCGCATTTGCCGAGTATGTCAGAAAACAGGGGGAGATCCTAGTTAATGACACAGGTAAGTACGTAACACCAAGTGAAGTGATGGCGCATGTGACGAAGATTTTCGGCGCATTTACGAGTCCTTCAGTCCCCGCAGCGGGCATTGGGAATGCTTCGCAAACCAATACACAAAACATTGTAACTAAAAAAGCGTCCATTCCATCGGTGAGTTCCACCAGTGGGAGTCCCGCAAAGCAAGGTGTCACCTCACTGGCTGACATCAAGCGTATTCGGGCACAGATGAACGCTGAATAACAACTTAGCATAACTACTGGAGATTATTAAGAAAATGGCTACAACTAGATCCTTCAATGACATGTTGAACGAATATTTGCCCAATAAGCTTTTGAAAGAAGAGCTTGTTAAACGTAACTGGCTCTTAAAGAACATTGATCGCGATGACAGCTGGAAAGGTGGACAAGTTATTGTTCCCTTCAAAGGCGCACGCGCATCTTCTTTGTCTTTTGGCGCTTTGACTGACTCTGCTGACGTTGCAGAAGCGGATTTTGTTCGCGGCACGATCAGTGACTACAAAGAACTCTGGGGCACCCTGAAGTTCAACCAACGCGACCTTATCGACCATGAAGGAAAAGTTCCAGAGAACACTTTCCTCAAGATCATCGAAGAAGAGCTTCCAGACTTCATGGACCTTATGGACATGCACACTTCGATCAACTTACTTACCGGTTCAACTCTTGCAACTGCAACTGCTGACGGTACTGCTGGCGGCCTCTTGGCTGTTGACAAGGTTGACCGTTTCGAGCTTGGCCAAAAGGTAGTTCTAACTGACAGCGGTACTGCTGCAGCTAGCTACTACGTGATTGCAATTAACTTGAACACTTCTGTTATCACTTTGTCTGCAACTCGCGGTGGCGCGGCTGCTGACATTAGTGCTTACGCTGTTGCTCAAGGCGCGGTTGTATCGCTTCCGGGCGCAACTGCTAGCTCGTTCACTTCACTTCGCGGAGCGCTTTTGTCTGCTGCTAACGGTGGTGACGCGACCCTTCACGGCGTTTCGAAACTCTTGTACCCGTACCTTCAGGCGATCAACGTCTCTGGCGCAACTATCACTGCAACAAACATCCTTGATAAGATCTTTGACGCATTCGTGATTGTTCAAGCTAAAGCCCGTGGCCAAGGTTCGCGTACAGTTCTCATGAGCTTCAAGCACTGGGGTTCTGTCATGAAGCAAATCGAAGTTCAAAAGGGCGCGTTTAACGTCGTTCCTGGTAAGAACCCTGTAGCTTCTGAGTACGCGTACATGGAAACTATGATCGGCACCCCGACTAAAGGGATGTTGAACTTTGTTGCAACTCAAGAGATGCCGGATGATATCATTTTCTTCATCGATCCGAAGTCAATGACCTTCCGTTCAAAAGGGTTCTTCCGTAAGCGTCAAGCTCCAGACGGAAAAGTATATTTCGAATCACGCGCGACCACTGGCTACGTTTACCTTGTAGACGTGCTCTTGTTCGGTGAACTCGAAGTCACCAAGCCATCTGGCAACGGCGTACTCTACGCAATTAGCTACTAGTTTAAACTGCGGGGGCCTTTAGGGGCTCCCGCTATCTTTTAGGAGATTACAAAATGGCACTACTTACTGAAGCACAGCGCTACGCTCTAAACCGCGTTGCTGGCTGGGCACAAAAAAATGGCCTTGGTGATGCACTTAATCACCAGGTTTACACTTCAACTGCAGGAGCTGGTGGAGCAGCCACTGAGGCTATGGTTCTTACCGGCCTTGCGGCAACAGATGTTATCTTGTCAGTTACTCAAAAAACTAAAGGCGCAAACAACTTGCCACTACTTGGGCACACCACACAGGCCGCGAACGCGCTCACTTGTGTATGGTCAGCAGACCCAGGCGCTGGCGCGGTTGTGATTGTTCACGTTTTGAAAGTTCCACTTAGCTAAGGGGGTCCTCATGTCAGCATCACGTTTAGGCGTAGCCTCTGTGACGATTGCAACCACTGCGACACCACTATCTGCGGTGGCGCTTGAGACTCTTTGCGCACGTCTTATCAACACCTCTGGGGTGACGATCTATATTGGCGACGCATCTGTATCGACGACGAACTACGCTAAGGCACTACTCACTGCAACTGACTGGGATCTCCCATCACTTGCAAACGCTCGTGTGCTTCAGCTCTGGGACCTGAGTAAAGTTTATGCCTGCGTAGCAGCATCAACTCAAACTCTTCGCGTCGCTTATAGCGTCGGCATTTAATTGGTATAAAGTACTTTAGGGAGAGGGGATCATAAAAATGGAATTAGTAGATACTAAGTATGTAGACGTGAAGATTGTTGATGGCAAATTGGTGATTGAAGCTCCGTTAAAAGACGTAGCTCTGCAAGTCCTAAAGCCTATCGCCGAGAAGCTCAAAGTTGCATTGCCTGACATTGGGGACGCGGCTGTTGATTTCATCTTAAAAGAAATCGAAGAACTTTAATAAGAAGGGCGGGGGTATGTGGGCTTCGATATTAACAAAGTTGATTCAGGCTCTAATATTCCCGCTTATCGATAAGCTTTGGGATCTTTTTAACGATTATCTTGAGCGGCAAAAATCCAAAAAAAAAGATGATAAGACTGCCGATGAAGCTCGTGAGAAAATGGAACAAAGTGAAACGGCTGAGGAGATAGATGAAAGCGCTGACGACACTCTTTCTGGCGTTTAGCCTTTCGGGCTGCGCCACTATCGCAAAGCCAGATGCAAACCTATGTGTCGTAAACGCGCCAGCGCGTCACCTGAAGTGCTACAACCTAGCAGCTGATTATAATGATGATGGAAATATAAAAGCCTCCGCGAAAGCTAAGTTCTTTCGCGCTGAGACTGTTGAGGATTTAAATAAAGGTGTTTGGATGTCCAACAATGATTGGGCCAAAGTTAAGGGCTGGATACGCGAGCTTCGCAAAGCCTACGAACAGGGGAAAAAATAAATGGCAAATATTAACGGCGTAAACCCACCGGCAATTAACGATGTTGATTACGTTGATAAGATCACAAACTCCTTTAACGCTATCGACGATCATGATCACAGTAGTGGTAAGGGACTTCCGATTGCAGCGGGTGGCATTGCCAACAACGCGGTTACTACAGCAACTATTGCGAATGGTGCGGTCACAGCGCCAAAGCTTGCTTCTGACGCTGTAACAACGGCCAAGATTCTTGATGCAAACGTCACATACGCAAAGCTATCGATTGCAGGGTCCGTTGTTAACGCTGACATCTCAGCCTCAGCGGCGATTGCGTATTCGAAACTCAACCTTGTCGGCGCCATTGTTAACGCTGACATCAATGCCAGCGCAGCAATAGCTGTTAGCAAGCTTGCGGCTGTTACCGCAAGTAGAGCTCTTGTGAGTGATGGATCTGGTTTTATCGCTCCAGCCACGACAACTGCGACAGAGCTTGGATACGTGAATGGCGTCACCTCAGCAATTCAAACACAGATTGACGGCAAACAACCCATTGATGCGGATCTCACTGCACTAGCAGCACTTGCCACCTCTGGCCTTGTTGCCCGTACTGGCGCTGGCACTGTAGCAGCTAGGACTATCACTGGTACCGCAAACCAAGTTTCTATTACAAATGGTGACGGTGTATCTGGAAACCCGACAATCGCAATTACGACTGACCCAATCATCCCCGGCACCGGCTCGGTAACGATTCCATACGGCACAACCGCCCAACGCTCATCGCCTGCAAACGGCATGATTCGCGGCAACTCTGATTCCAATTCATTTGAAGGTTACATCAACGGCGCTTGGGGTTCACTTGGTGGCTCATCGTCGGGCGTTAACTACATCACCAATGGAAGCGCTGAGGCCTCAACAACCGGATGGGCAACTTATTTAGATGCAGCGGCGGCTATTCCCGTCGATGGAACTGGTGGATCGCCAACGGTTACAATCACACGCAACACGACCAACCCACTAAAAGCACCGGCCATGTTTACGCTCACCAAGGGCGCGTCCAATTGCCAAGGCCAAGGGGTTAGTTACGATTTCACGATTTCGAACGAAGACAAAGCCCAAGTTTTAACAGTGCAGTCTTCTTATCTTGGCTCAGCGGCATTTGCCTATAACCAAGCGACTTATGCAAGCCCCTCGGATGTCGCCATTTACTTATACGACGTTACGAATGCGCAAATCATTTACCCGTCGCAGTCATTTTTAGATGGCTCTGGTAAGGTGATTTCGCAGTTTCAAACTAACTCGAATTCTACTAGCTACCGACTTATTTTCCACATTGCGACAACTAACGCGAGCGCTTGGACTTGGGACTTTGATTCTGTTTCGGTTGGGCCCGCAGTAGTTGCGAGCGGAGTACCGGTTAGCGATTGGATTAGCTACACGCCGACAATAACAAACGGTGGTACTACTTCGACAAATTCAGGCCGCTACCGAAGGGTTGGCGACTCTATTGAGCTACAAGTCTACACCGTCTACACGGGCGCCGGTGCCGCTAGTCCAGTCGTGTATTCATTGCCTAGTGGACTTTCTATAGACACGACTAAAATGTCTTCTGTAGTTACCGATGGGGCTACCGTTGGAAACGTAATGTGGTTCGACACCGGTACAAACGAAAAGGCTGGTGGTGTTCTTTACCGCTCTACAACTACCGTTTCATTTGCGATTGATTCAAACGGCACCGCCGTTTTAAACGGTAGCGCCCTTGCCAATGGCGATTGGATACGTTTTACCGCTCTTTTGCCAATTTCTGGTTGGTCTTCTAACGTGGCGGTTTCGAGTGACTACGGAAATCGCCTGATTGCTTTCAATGGAACAAACGCAGCGGCGACCACCATTGGAACCGGCGGCTCAGATGTTCCGTTCGTCACTGTCACCGATACTACGGGTTCTTTTGGTGGAACGTCGTATACATTTCCAGAATCCGGTTTTTACAATGTTAACTATTTGCTCACGTCTAATAGTGTCACACTAACCACCGCTCAAAGATGGGCGGCGGCTCTATTCCTAAATGGTGCGACTCAAATCTCAACCGTTAGGTCAAACGGCGTAGGCGTGGCATCTCAGTACTCAGCGGCGGGGTCAATCTCACGCTGGTTCAATGCGGGCGACACAATCAAAGTTGTTGGTTATAGCTCAGTTTCGGTTGGGCTAGACCCCTTCGCTAACGAAAACTATTTAACCATCAACAAAGTACAAACTCCGCAAACCCTTGCGGGCGGTCAGGTGGTTGCGTTTCGGGGTCAAAATAGCGCTGGCACTTCACTAACAACAAGCACCACGTCGGTTCCACTTACCACGGTTTTTGATACCCATGGCGCTTATAATGGTTCGACAACTTGGACTTGCCCGGAGCCTGGGTTTTACCAACTTCAAGGTCAACTTATAACCCAAGCTGCTTCCGTAGCGGCAGGCGTTTACATGCGCCTTCTCATAAATGTTAACGGCACGGCGGTTGTTCAAGTTAGGCAATACGGCACGGCGGCAAGTGACTTGCTTGTGGTGAATGGCGGCACGCTTGTTAAACTCGTGGCGGGCGATGCGATTACATTCCAGGGCGGTCCTGAGACTGGCACCTTGTCGCTAGACACAACGGCTACGAACAACTTTTTAACTATTGCGAAAGTCAATTAGAGGGAATGAGATGAACCCCTCCGAGTACATCGAAGCCATAGTAGCCGCAATAACGCTAATCGTATGGCTCGTGCGTTTAGAGGGAAAGATTGCGCACACAGAGCGACTTGCCAATGAAGCGCAAAAGGACGTAGATGTACTTCGCACAAAGCACGAGGGGCTTGACACTAAAATTGTCGAGCAACTTGGAGCTGTAAGAGAAAGTTTAGCCCGCCTTGAAGGCAGGCTTGGGATTAAATACGAGGACAATTAGATGCCAGTTAAAATATTCTCTGACTTCAGCGGTGGTAAAACCGATTATCCAATTGATGCCAATGACAACCAATTTCAAGATGCTGATAACTTTATTGCAAATGAATACCGCAAGGCTGAATCGCGCCCTGGACTCAACTACCGATACCCAAACTCACAGCGCGCATCACAGCCTCTCGCAGCAACATCTGGCGCGGCTAGAACCAATGGGCTGACTTATATAGAGCACACCACCGCTCGTGCCATTACAGAATTTCTAGTCTCACGGTCTGGTGGATGCAGTTATTTTAACAGCAGCTCATGGACATTGTTATTTTCAAACATAACTAATACATCTCCGTTTGGCTGCTTGCCTGACTTGTCTCTTGCGTCAGATGCTAAGATCTCGTTTGCCAAGTGGAACAACCACACGTTCTTTACGCATAACAGATTATCCACCTGCCGCTCACTTCCAATGAAGGTCTTTAATGACAGCGCGGGCACGGTGAAGATGCGTGTGGCTGGGATCATACCAACTGGTGGTGGGTTTACCGCCACTGGCGGAGCTGGCGCAAATTATATATACGCACTTGTTAACAAGTACACGTATTCGGTTAACGGCGTTGAATACATAGACAGATCTAGGCCTACGTTTGCAGAGTTCACAGGTATCGGCAATGCTAACCCTGCGCTATCACCTGGCATTACAGTTGGCTCAATCCCAGACATTACGGCAAGCTTTGGTACATACCTGGAGTTTCGTCAGTATCGTTATCCAGCAAACGAAATGAAGGTTGAGATCTACAGAACCCGCAACGGCGGCACGACGCTGTACTACATTGGAGAGGTTGACGCTGGCACCGTATCATTTGCTGACACCGTTCCAGATGATACGGCTGACAATAATGCGGTTCTTTATACCGATGGTGGCGTTCTTGCTAACGATCGGGCTCCAAAAACCAAGTACGTTCACGGCACAGATAACTACGTCTTTTGGGCCAATGGTTATGAAGTGTCCCCCTTGACGGGTGAAGATGGAGAGCTAAAGACTAACCGAGTTTGGCAGTCAAAGGGTGGTGACGGGGATTCTGTGCCCGGATCATTTTTTGTGGATATTGATGAAGACATCACCGGGCTATCGTCGGTGAACTCAATCCCGATTGTCTTTGGTGAGAACTCAGTTTACCGCCTTGATGGTACGTTTGATGACTTTGGTCGCGGCGGGATGGTCAAGCGCAAGATCTCGGATGGCATTGGCGCTATTGGCAATGCTTGTATCGTACAGACTGAGAATGGTTTGTATTTTGCCGGTAATGATGGGTTCTATTTCACCGATGGATACAAGGTGTATCCGCTGTCAAACATGGACTTTCAAGATTCATACCAAAACCTTGTCACCACTCTTTACGATAAAGAGAATATGAGTGGTGCTCACGATGTACATAAAAACCGCGTACTGTGGTTCGTTCGTGATGCAGATGCACCAGGACAAATGCCGTTTACTGATGCGCTAAATCTCGTGGTCCTTGGATACGAGATCAATAAAGTCTTTTGTATGGAAAAGGACACTCGCAAGTTCACCACTTGGAGCACCGGATACTACGGCCTTGGCCCATCCATCAGCTTCACGACAGCGGCAGGTTCCAAGGTTGTCACCCTTGGATCAACCGCTGGAATAGAGGCTGGCAGTCTTGTTTATGGCGCAAAAAACTTGTCGTGGGCAGCGCGCAACTCTTACCGTGGCCGTGTTGTCACGGTGGACTCAGCCACTCAAATCACTCTGGACTTTGTTGCGGACGGTGACTACGAGGTAATTGAAAACACGCCTGAGGGCAGATACTATAAGAACTTCTTCATCACATGCGTCGCCATTAGCGGAGATAAAAACGTTGTGTTCTTTAACCCAACTGGCACGCTACTGACTTTTGACGAAGAGGCAGTGTGTGATGTGATCGTGGAAGCTCAATCTGCTGTCAGCGCATCTGCCATCACTAGAAAACAGATTGCTATTAACCATTACTATTCGGGCATTATTTCAAGCCTTGGCACCACTTCATATCGCAAGTGGGTTCATGGGTTTGTTCTAAAGGCTCGGCCAAGGCCAAACCAGGCCAGTGTGTTTGCCGCAACTCCTTACAGTGAGAACGACGATAACAACTATCTGCAAGAAATGAAGCAGATGGTGAACTACGACATGTACCCTTGGGGTACGCCGCTTGTGAGCTACGGTGATCCAAGGCTTTGGCGCCGAAGGCAGCAGATCTTTGACATCAAGAGGCGCTGCCCTAAGGCAAGCCTCAGGTGTGAATATAAGCAGTTCCACTTCACGAACGCATCTATCATACGGTTCAACTCCGATGGTCTTGGCACTGCCACTGTAGGTGCCGTGGGCGCCGATGGTCGTCGCACTGTCACACTTGATGACGTGACCAACAGCTGGAATACCGATATTGAGAATAACTTCATCACCGTTGAGGCGGATGATTATGTGCAGCTATTCCCGATCATCTCTAGAACAAGTGATACCGAGATTGTTATCCTTGATGGCCATGGAGTGATCACCGCCGGATCTGGCATTAACTTCAGGCTTCAAGGATTCCCATATAACCAGTTCTTCTACCTTGTAGAATACGGCGTATTCTATGAAGCCATTGGCCCATCTCAAGAGCCCTATCGCGGCGATGTGGGGACATAGATGGCACAGATTAACCTAGCGCTACGGCGGCCTAATTTTGAGGGTATCGAAGACCCGATTGCCCGTGAAGCGCTGCAGTATTTATATGAAGCAAGTCTAAGCGCTCCGTTCTTAAGATCAAACTTTCAGTTCTTCACGGTGACATACGACGCGCTTGTAACTGAGCAGCGGCTGTATCATCGGATGGGTTTTGTTCCAAAGGACATCATCCAAACCTCACTCCTTGATGGAGACGGTAGTGGGCCTTATACTAGTACTTATCACTATGATCTCTTCACACCAGATTACCTGGTGATTAGCACCACCGGACCGTGCGTGATAAGATTATTTGCGGGGGCATATCAAGATGTTTAAGACCTATGGCGATGCACTAAGCTTTGTTGAAAATAAGCTTGATCTGCAAGATGAGATTTTCATTACCAGCGCTGAGCTCACTCAGTACTTCGAAGAAGCGATTAAGTATTGTGAGGCTGAGATTCATAAGCTCGATATTGAGGATATGTATTTTGAAACCGTAGCCCCTATTGCGCTTGAGGCTGGCGTTTCAACCTATGCGCTGCCTGAGAATATCTACGCTCAAAAGATCCTTCGTCTTGTTTTTAATGACAATACAAAATTCTATGACGTTCGCCGCAATACCCGCAAGAACCGCTATGCTGAGCAAAAGCTCGTGCAGCAGTATTCGACTGGCTCTTACTACTCGTATCAGCTCTTTAACAACTCGGTGCTTGTGGGCCCTACGATTGAGATCTCCCCTGCATCGCAAGACATCACTGCGGTGGTGACGGGCATTACTGCTACCACGACCCTTGGGTCTAAGACGCTTAGCGTCCTTAGCTCCACCGCTGGCCTTGCGTCTCGTTATTTTGTAACCGGAACCGGCATACCAGATGGTACGTGGATTGAGTCGGTTGATACAGTAAACAGCACGCTTCGCATGAGCCAAGCGGCTACTGCCACAGGTACTACCATTGCCATTGCGGCAACTGAGCCGCGCATGCTTTGCTACTATATTCGCCGAGCTTTTGTACCCTCGGTCTTAACTGATTACATCGACTACCCTGAGTTTTGGAACTTCATCACTCAGCATGTGATTGTAGAGTGTCTTAAGAAAGAGCTTGGTAACCCTCGTATTGCTGATGAAAAGATCAAGCTCGATGAACTACGTCAGCAGATGATTGAAACGCTCACCGACAAGGTGCCGGATCAAGAAGATGAAATTGAGAAAGACATAACCGCCTACGACGACATGGACAACTTCTACTCAGGAGCAGGAGCTTACTAAGATGCCAAAACTAGAATCAACCGATATTAACGCTTATCAGGCGCAACTTGCAGATCTTCAAAAGAAGTCTAAGGCGTTTAAACCCCAGGTGATGAGCGGGGGCGTTGGAACAATTGGGAATAGCGTTCAGCAAAATCCATACGCTGCACAAATTGCTAGCCTTAACAAAAAGATCTCAAGCGCTGCTGGGCTTAATAAAGAACGCGAGCTTATTGAGGCCACCATTGCAGAGCGCCCAGACCGCATTGACACCACGGCATCAGACGAGTTCCAAAAGATGCGTGAGATGGCATTTGGTGGTGCTGAGAATCCATACTACGCAGCTCAGCGTGCAAAAGCAGGTCTTGACCAAGGTTTTGCCATTGATGACCTTTCTGCATCAAGCCTTGGCGCTCAGCAGAACGCGTACTCTCAGCTTGCACAATCAGGCGGTTTGTCGGGTGGCGCTCGTGAGCGCATTGGCGCAGACTCAATTGCAAGTGCCATGAAGGGCAGACAAGGCCTACGCGCTCAGGGCATGAAGAACCTTGCTGATATTGGTATTGCAGAAGAGGGCACTCGTGCTACTCAGCAGACTGGCGTGACTGACGCTCTGATGAAAGAGACCGGCGCTCAGAACGCGTACAACACTGATGTTTATAATCAGAACAATCAGTTCCGTATGAGCCAGCTTAAATCCGAACAAGAGCGCGCGATTGCCGCGAAGAACGCGCCATCGTGCTTTCATCCCAACACCTTGGTCGCCATGGCTAACGGATGCTTTAAGCCCATTAAACTTATTGAAGTTGGCGATGAAACTAGCTGCGGCATTGTTTATGCCAAGACTCAGGCGCTTGCCAGCATGTCCCAGTGGATGAAGTTTAAGAATATCCTTCTCACCGCAAACCATGCAGTCCTTGAGGACGGCGTTTGGAAGCGTGCTAAGGACGCCACCGGTGCCGTGAAGGGCGACTCCGCATCGCGGTTCACCTACAGCATTGGAACCGAGAGTCACTGCATTGAGTGCGGCCTGAATAAGGTCATGGTATCTGATATGCACGAGACCAATGAGGGCGCATCGCTAAGCGATGAAGATTCACTTAAACTTAAAAACCAAGCTGAGATTCACTATGCAAGCGTATCTTGAATACCTGTCTGAAAAGAAGGGTCAAACTCTTGAGATCCTAGAGGGCGGTTTTTACGTTTGGTCACAGATCAACGACGTCTCTGTTTTTGTTCACGAAGTGTATGTTGAAAAACCACTACGTGGCAGTGGCTTCTTAAAACTGTGGACTGAGCACTTGGTGCAAAAACTCCCCACAGGAGTGGAGTGGCTTTTCTGCGAAGTTGATACCAAAGACAAAGCCCCAGAGATGAGCCTTGGCGCTCTCTTAAAGTACGGCTGCAAGATCCATGAGATCAAAGATAACCGTTATATTGTCTGTTATTATAAATTGGAGAGGAATTAAAAATGGATCCTATTACAATCGGCCTTCTATCATCTGGCGTCGGGTCACTTATCGGCGGCATGGGAGCTGCGGGCAAGGCGAAAGAAGCTGCCCGTCGTGAGCACATCAACGCACTCCTTGGTGCAGGTGACACGCGGTTCTCTCCATTTGTTCAAGGACAATCTAAAAAGCTTGCAGAGACCGATGCTGGCCCAGGGCTTCTTGGCGGCGCACTATCTGGCGCAGTAGCTGGTTTTCAACAAGGCCAAAAACTTAAAGGTGCAGATCTTTTCGGAAGTGCCAACCAAGACGTAACCGATGCCCTCAACATCAAGACCGACATTGGCGGCATCAACACTGGCAAAAAACCTACACTGTTTGATGCTAATAAGTACGCTGTGAATCCAATGCAGCCACTTAATCAAAACCCATACGCATCGCAGTCTTTGTACGCATCTAACTACTAAGGGGCATTCATCATGGCAGGATTTTTAGAAAAGAAGTTAACTCAAATAACTGGTGCTCCAGCTGGAATGCGCCAGCCTGCCGGTTTTGATCAATCTATTCCCATGCAAAAAGACTACGGCGCTATGCTTACGCAAAGCCCTGATGCATTATTTGCACAGCTCTTGCAACAACAGGATGAAGAGGCTGCTGCTCAACAGGCGGCTCTTGAAGAACAACTTATAAAGCGTCAGGGTGAAGCAAAAGGCAACATAGACCTGGCCCCCGCAGCTCAACTTATTGACAGCTCTTTTGGTACCAATATTTCACCTGCTTTTGCAGCAGAGCAGAAAGCTCAAATGGCTCGTGAAGCCGACCTTGCCGACCTTGAGTTAAAACTTGCTGCCTCAGGCTCCACTAAGGGAAGCGCTGAAGAAAAACTCATCAACTACATGCAGAACAAAAATAAGCAAGGCGGCATCGATGATAGGTACGTGCTGAATAAAGGCCTTGGTGTTGCAGACAGCCTACAAACTGATATTGAAAAAAACATCACGAATCCACTCAACGAAGACTTTGAGGGCATGCAAGGGGTTGAGTCTGGATTTGCTCGTGGAGACTACCAAACAGTGATGAGCAACTTGTCGAACTTCTCTCGCGCAGTTGCTGGCCAAAAAGGCGTACTAACCGATAAAGACATCCAACTTGTATTTCCAGAATCAGTGCAAACTGGTGTTGCCAAGTTCTTCACCAAGTTCGGCAATGGCGAGATCAAGGTAGATGCGACAGTACAGCGTAAACTCCTTGAGCTTATTGATGTTGCCAAAAAGAAACTACATGACAAAGCATTAAAGCAAATCGCAACTAAACGTGGTTTGTATGCAGCACGGCCTGAGTTACGCCAACTTGGAGTGGATACCACCGTCAATGCGCTACTTGATGCCACAGCCAATAGCCCTGCACTGAGTTACTTTGGTGGTTACAACAAAGACGTGATCAAAAACATCGAAGAAGAAGGCCAACTCACAAAAGACCGCATACAGGGTGAGGCTAAGTCCGAGATTGCAAAACGAGCTGGTAGTAAAAAGCCAGCGCTAAGTGCATCTGAAGCTGAAGAGTTAAAAGCATTTGAAGCAAAATATGGAGCCAAGTGATGACTGAACAAGAAGAGCGTGAGCGGTATCGTTATCTTCAGTTAAAGGCTAAGGCCGCTGCAGCGGCTGTTGATGATGAACCTGAGATGGACTTTGCGCCAAAGCCTCAGTACTCCCCAGAAGAAGAAGCTATGATCTACGCTGGTAACAAAGGGCGCGGTATGGGAGAGCTTGCGCTTGAGGGAACTGGCAAGGCACTTGACTATGCTGGCGGCCTTGTTCGCACTGGCCTTGCTGGCACATCTAACCTTCTTGGCCCTGATGCATCCATCGTATCAATCGAGGATCTTGAGTCCGCACTTCAAGGTAACGCGCCATCTACAAGTGAATATCTAGGACGCGCTGGGTTTGAAGCTGGCCCACTTAGATCTGCCGCTGGGTTTCTAGGCGATATCGCTACAGACCCATTCGGCGGAGCGCAACTTGTTAAAGGTGCTTTTAAAGGCGGCACCAAGCTTGCCACTCGTGGTGGTGAAGCGCTTTACCGCAAAGGCTTTAAGGCACTCGACCGTGCGGCTGAACTTGCCGGGAAGGGTAAGCAGACTGTGAGCGATGTTGCTAGAAACATCGGCTTTAAAGGTGGTGCTGAAGCGTGGGATGAAACTGCGACTCAGCTCATTAACGATCTTGGAACAAGGTACAACAAAATCCTTAAACAAGCTGATGCCATGGGCGCTACTGCCGATACTGCAAAAGCGTTTGACCCCATCATCAGAGATGCTTACAAAATCATCAACGCACCAAACCTGCCGCCTGCTGCAAAACAACAAGCGCAGAATCTAATCAATCAAATCTCGCCAATTATTGAGAATACTAAGCCAATTGCTGAGCGGGTTATAAGACAGGCTCCAGTTCAAGGTAGTCTTCTATCTGCGGTTGATACGCCTATTCTTCAGTCAAAAACAATCGCGGCTGCTGACGACTTAATCCCAACACAAATCATTGGTGATCAACCGGGTCTTCTTGTTGAGGGCGCTGGGCAATACAAAACTCCAAAGCAGCAAATCAATCTATTTGAAAACACCACCAAGACCGCAGGTATCCCGCAGCCAAACGTCTATGAAGAGATCGTACAAACTGGCGTGCTACCGAAAGATCAGCTCGATATTTTCCTTCCAGGTGAACTCACGCCGCAACTAACAGAAACCATCATCCCAGGCCGTGCCGCAATGCCAGTATCGAAGATGACTGAGACAAAACGTGCCATCAATAATTTACGTGGTAAAGAAGGCTATGAGGATCTACCAGAACTATTTAAAGCCGTGGGCAGTCGCGCAAGACTATCAGAACAAGCTGGTATCAGAGCCGTTGAGCCAAAACTAGCGCGTGAAGCACGCGACATTAACAAGCAATGGGAAGCACTACTCTCAAGCCGTAAGAAAGCTGTTGGAGAAGCCACTAAGGAAATCAATAAAAACGCAGTAACTGAAGTTGATGCAATGGCAGGTCTTCTCTCACCATTTGCCTACCTTGGTAAACAAGGCGCTAAGTATCTAAACCTTATGGGCGGGGCTACCTACGGCGGTAGAGCCCTAGAATCCGCTGCCCCCTTACTGGGCGGCGTACCTGCAGCAGCAACTACCGCAGGCCTGTTACAATATTTAAAATCACAAGGAGCACACAATGATTAAAGACGAAGTTAAAGAAGAATCAGAAGCAGAAGACGACAAGTTCGAGATCGAATGCCTTGCACGCAAGATCGAAGAAGTCGAATACGCAAAGATCAAAAAACCTGAGATGTATTCAAAGGCAGTAGCTGAACTCAAAGGCAAAGCCAAAGTCATCAGCTCAATTGCCGACATCAAGAAAAAGAGACAAGACCTTGACGACAAGGACGCATAGCCAAATGCTCAACGTGTACACGGCCATCAAAAAGCCGCGCGTCACTTCGAGCCCAAAGCCGACAAGTGCTCCAAAAAAGAAGCCATAGATCTGCCCCATAGCTCTACGATCTGCTCCTCTAGTTCAAGGCACCAGCTAGGGCGAGCAGTGAGCGCCGACTCACATAGCTCCGCATGTGCGATCTCATGAAGAAATGTAATCAGCTCATCTCCATGACCCACCAGTAAATAGATCTTCTTCTCACGCATGTCCGCAAGGCCGCTGCAATGTTCACCCCCTTCAACCAAGCGCTTGCAATAGATAATCTTATAGTCGTACCTAGAGATCCTGATCTTTAATCCAAATGCTTTTTGAAAAGACGAACGAGTTTTCTTGTCTGCGAGCTCATAAATAACTCGCTCATTGTTATCACCATCTTCAGTAAATGCAGCCATAACACCTCAATCCCCATATCGCCTTTGACCATGTTGCAAACTTTGCAGCACGGCACAGTGTTTTCAAACGTATAACCTTCACCGCTATCCACCCGGTCTATGCCAGAGTAAAACAGCACGTAGCTATCCTCATATGTGTATTTATTAGAGGGGGGTTTGCTGCAGAACATGCAGTCCATTTTCATCAGGTCAATGACATCCTCATTCGTAAGGTGCCACTCTTTACCGCGCCTACAAGCACAGTGCTTCATCTTTGATATCAGAGAATTATAAACAGCCCTCGGCACTCCCAAGCCAAATAACCCCCTCACGCCCCATATATAAATATATCAGTTAGAGGGGGCCACGTATTGACACTACTCGGCAAGAGTTGGCATCTGAGCCTCAAGCCACTTGATGAGCGCCGCGATCTCCGCGCGCTTCGTGTAGCTGTGGTCACTGCATTTTATATAATCAAGTCTGCGGTGAGCCGTCACATGGCTACTGTAACCAGGCGGGATGAAGTAGTCACTCACAGGCTCTACGTCTTTTGGTGCTTCAATGGTGGTCTTCTTTACAATCTTAGGTTTCATAGTTTATAATCTCCTTATGTCTAACGGTTGGGGTAAGGGAACTGGTGTCGATCAAAAGAACGCTGAAGCTGCGGCCAAAGGCGCAACTAAAGCCCCAGAGTACGCCACTAAAATCTGGCAAGCAATGAAGGGCGCTCTTGGATCTAAGGCCACTGCCGAAGAGAAGAAAGCTAACGACATGAAAAAGCCCGAAGAAGAGCGCGAATCCACGTTCTAATCCTTTATAGTAATCCGGTAATGTCCATCAAAACTCATCGTAATCGTCACGCCATCACAGACCACGCTTGGCCTTGCAACTGAGGTTAACTCGTGTAGGCGCAAGCGAAGGCTTTCGTCTACGTCATCTAACGCCTTTACTCTTTTGTACTCACGGCACAGAGCCATCGCATACTCATCTGTCAGATCGATTCGGTCCTTGGGTGTTAATGCGGGCGGGATATCTTTGACGACATGTTCATTCCACCAATCTAAAACGATGGCTAATAATTTTTCTCTGCGTTCAAGATCTACTCTAATCTCAACGACGGCCAACTCTTCTGTCTCTGGCCAAAAGCTTGCAAAATAACAAAGCTTCGCTTTAGAAACCGCAAGGTTGTACTCGCATTGAAGGCGGTAGTGATCAGGGACTTCACCGCGTTGTGTTGCCTCATGTTTTGCTCTACTTTGAACTTTACATTCAAAAATGGCCTCAAAGTCGTGGTTGTACCCGTCATCATTGCAACGCCAAGGGGAATTAGGCACGACCCAACTTTTAGGTTTGAAATTTTTCCCGGTCTGCTGTTCAAACAATGCTCTTGCGATGGGCTCATTTGTGATACCTCTTTGTACGTGGGGCAAGCCAGATATATCTGGTGGTGTGACTCTACCAGTTTTCTCAAGCCATAGGCTATACGCTGTGCGGTATGGGGAGATGCCCATAAGGGGGGCCAAGTCTGAGCCACCTATTCCTTTGCGGCGCTCGGCGGTCCATGTTTCGTTGGCAGCTTTTTTTTCTTTTATTTTAAACATCAGTCAGTCCCAGCGCCTGCTCCAGCGACATCTTTTTGGTGTAAAGCCTAGAGCAAAGGTTGCTATAAGTTATGCCAAAGTGTTTGCATAATTCTTTTTTGTTTTTGAATAGAATGCCATTAACAAAAACTTGAGATGGCCTTGGGCTACCATAGGCAGCTATTTGTTCAACGGTAAAGCCTTGCCCAAGTCTGCCGCGCACTGTTGTAAAAGGGATGTTGAGCTTTTGCGCCAAAAGCCTCACTGTTGATATTTTTTCACCCTTGTATACAAATACCCTATTGTCGCTTCTGTTGGCGCCTTGCTCAGAAGCTGGTATCCACTTACAGTTTGTTGGCTCGTAATCGCCATTGAAATCTATTCTTTCAATAGTGAATCCTTCGGGTCGAGGACCCATGTCAGCGTAGAAGTTTTCAAAAACAAGCCAGCGCTCACACAGCTTTATTCCACGTCCGCCATATCTTTCAAAGCATCTAACATTAGGATCTCTGCACCTCTGCTTGATTGCAGCCCATGTTTTATATTCAGGCATTTTGTATTTTTGAGTTCTACTCATACTCCAAACACCTTCTCAATAAGCTCCTCAGCATCATCAACCGACGTAAGCACTTCATAGATGCCGCCTTTGGAGCGAATGGCTTTCATGAATTTGATTTGATCCCCTGACTGTTTGCCGCCCGGACGCTTGATCTCCAAGAACAGCACAAGCGTTTCACGTATTGCCATCACATCGGAAATCCCATTAACAGCAAATGGACTGCTCTTACGAAAATTACCACTAGTGCTATCAAACATCCCAACGCTATGTACCTTCCAAGCATAACAACGACCCCCATCGTTTAAATACCTTAGTATGTCCCTTTCGATGGCTGATTCCTTGCGGTGATCAGTCTTGATCTCCTTGTATTCCACGAGTGGAACCACCCCATCACGTCTAAGCCTTCTTTTCATCGAGTCCAAACAATACCCCCTGCTCTGCGTGTACCGCAATATCCTCTATCTCGGTCTTATCCTCAGGCTTATCAAACGAGAATGACCGGATGATAAACCTCTTCTCTTGATTCTTATAAACGTAAGCCCAGCTTGGCGCCTTGATGATTGATATCCCCTTGCCAGCAGCATCAAGCACATCGCGCACCATTTGAAACGTACAGTGATGGCTACCGAACATCAGCGGCGCAAAGAGCCTTCGAATACGTGCCTGCATCGCGTTTCGCATCGCCCACTTAGCCTTAGTACTTGGCAGCCATATGCTACTGGCAACTGTCACCACTGTTCCAAGTAGTGGATCATGTGTATCAAAGACGACCTTGATATGCGGAAGGCGCACCTCGACTCTAAAGTTCTCCACAGGCACCCAATGACTATCTATCCAGTGGCTGTCGATGGCGCACTCTTCAGATGAGTATAGTGACTCACCAGTAAACGAGGTGGTGGAAAGGCTAAGTACACTGCTAAATCCAAGCTCGATCACAGCGCCGCAGTTCTTACATAGCAGCTTGTCACCTTCATACAGAAAGTTAAACAGACCGCAAGCATCGCATGTCACCACGCGGTAGTTCACCGCATCTTCAACATCCTGGCGCTTCAGTTTGCCATCAACCATCTGTAGCAGGTCTTCTTGCACTACTGGGCGGTCAAGTGAGCCGCAATGGCGAATCGTTTGGCCGTAATCTAAAACGGTTGCCGATAATTTCCCTGGATGCGTTCTTAGCGCACGGCCAATAGTTTGAATCATCAGTGTGGGTGATCGCATCGGACGCATTAGCACAACAGCATCAGTGGGTGGATAATCAAACCCCTCCGACAACTTAGTAACAAACACCATATGACGTGCGTCACGCTTTGTGAACATCTCAAGCGCTGCCACCTCATCACGGCGCACCATCTTGGAATGCACGCACGTTGCGATCTCTTTCATTCCAAGTAGCACATCACGCACACGCTCAGCATGTGTGATGTTGATACAGGCCCATGCCACTTTCTTTCGGCCATCAAGTCTAAGCAGCGCATCCTTAACCTGGCTCATGATCTTATCCCAGTATACTGAGACCATGGCGTTAAGCGTGCCTTCACTATAGTCACCTTTACCTGGCTCATAGCGGAGCTTTTCGATGCTAAACACCTCAGACTTTGCCCCACTTGCAAGATGCGCTGGCACTAGATATCCATCCCTCGTAAGCTCCTTGATACCAATCGAGAACGTCACATCTGGAAAGAACCTGCCCGTATCACCGCGCCGATTGTAGATATACCTTCCGCCAGTGAATGGCGTTGCCGTAGCGCCAATGATCCTACACGTAGGGGACGCCTCTTTAATCTTGTTCCACATGGGCATGAACTGCCCATCTTCTTTGTCATTAAGGCGATGCGCTTCATCAAAGATCACTAGATCAAACTTGCCAACCGCTGTGCGTGCAAGACTTTGCAAAGTGCCAACGACAATCTGGCGATCAATCTCGTAGCGCTTATGTGTTGCACAATATACGCCAACATCAACAACACCTCTTGCCTTAAGCTCCGCTTCAATCTGTGGCACCAAAGCTTCTTTAGTCACCACGAGTAGCACCCGCATGTGTGGACTAGTTGATCCAAGGATCTCGGCTATGAGGGTGGTGAAGATACGGGTCTTGCCGCTCCCCGTAGATGCCACAAGGAGGAGCCGCTCATGGCCTGTGCGCAGGCGTTCGCGCAGCACATCCACTGCACGCCTTTGATAATCTCGAAGCTGTTTACTCATGATGAAAATCTCTTAAGGATGGACTCTATTACCTAGAGCGCTGATGATTTGTAACAATGCATCTTAGACAAAATCCAAAGGGGGAGACCTTTTTTAATTATTGTAAATAGCACCATCTAATAGAGCCCATTCCTAAAAGAGCATCACCCACCAGATAGAAACCAAACCTATCCAGCAGGTGATACAAACTAGTTAATAAACAACCGATTGCTGTACGGCTTTTGCCACTTCAACCTTGTTCTTAGACTCATTAAAGAACACGTTGTACTGCATGTAGCCAGCATCGTTAAGACCGCGCTGTTTCACACTCACAGATACTGGCAGACCTTTGAGGTATGCCGCAAGTTTTTCTGCAGTCTCAATTTCATCCGGCGGATTCTTCACAGCCCCAAGCACGATAGAGGATACAGCATCCGATGCGGATTCGGCAGTCTTCGGGTGGTCGAGGAGGATCGAGTGACGAAGCTTCTTCACCTCACCGCCACTATCCACAGTGAGCCTTGGCAACACGAGCTCTAGCCAAAGCACCAGCATGTTGTGGCCAGCTGCCGTTTTCTTTAACTCCACATCACTGATCTCGCCGTCATACTTGCCATTGGCAAATTCAAACGCTGATCCTTTAGATCCAGCATTCGCCTTTGCGGTTTTTAAATTAAATACTCCCATTTTATTTTTCTCCTTTGTTAAGTGCGGCACCTGCCGCAACATCTTTCCCATACATCTTAGTTATCAGATTCATGAGGTGCGGATCTTCCACAGCATCAAGATTACCTGACCTATCCTTGGCCTTCGTTTTAGTCGTCGGCTGGCAGATCAGCTTACGCGTTCCAAGATCATCCACCACAACAAGGCGTAGTAGTTCATCAACCAAGGGTTGAATCGCCGCCTTGATCTGCTTACCTTGAATCATCGGTGCATAATACGAAGTGCCATCCTTATCATCCACACGATCTTCAATGGCGGTCATGATCACCGTATAGTGCCCAATGTCTCTGAAGAATTTAAGTATGCGCATCAAGGTATCGTTATACTCGCCCCACATGGCCCATCCCTCTAGTGCATCCTCGCCTTCACCGTTTTCTAAACTGTTCTTCAGGTTCTGCGAGATCTCCGTCAGGGAATCCACGAACACGTAATCGTATTTCTTCTGCGCATCTTCTGTTAATAAAAATTCACAGAACGCATCAAACCTGGTGAATCTTGCTTTTTCTGGCAAGAGCTTTCCATCATCATCACGACACAGCTCCACAAGATCGAACTTAAAAGCACCAATAGATTTCGTGCCCTGCTCTGCATCTAGCATAAGAGTTTTACCAACGGGGAGCGTCTTCAAGAGTGATGTCTTACCTGCACCACTCGCGCCGTAGATGAAAATAAAATAAGGTTGTTGATGTGCATTGTTTACTGTCGTGATTTTCATGTCGTGATTGATGATCCCCTTTGATGTTTCAAAACTACACTCACATAGAATAAATTAATACAGCGTCATTTATTTTTAACTGACACGGCGCACGCTGATTGACAGGGTGGTGAGAGATTAGTGTACGCTGACCAATTCAGAACACGCATCATCTTTTGGGGAGCCTAATGTCAGAACGAACGCCATCACAACTTGTATCGCCATTTCACCTAGTTGCAGAGGAGATGGTCGAGAAGGGCTACAGGCCCATACCAATCCACTACGCCACAAAGAAATCTGCTATAGGAAAATACCAAATATACAAAGATCAAGATGTCACTATGGATAATGTAGACAGATGGTGTGAACTGTTTGAAAATACACCACTTAACATCGCCCTTGTGACTGGCGATAGCCTCATTGTTATTGATGTGGACTGTGAGGGCATGCCGGATCTCGCCACTGAAATCCTGGCCATGGCACCACCATCACCAATACGACGTGTAGGCAGAAAAGGCGCTTGTTTATTATATAAGCCAGATCCAACTATCCCAATGAGGAAAAAAGTAGCCCCGCTATGGGGCGAGGTTCTATCTAATGGTTGTTATATGGTGGTGCCACCATCTATCCACGATAAAACCAATAAGCCATACAAGTGGGAAGGCCATCTAGTGGATGCCGCAGAGCTTCCAATTCTCCACAATGACATTCTTGAGACCTTTATTGTTAAGGCCAACGCCGCCTATCTTGCATACCAAACGGCGCAAGGCAACACAGAGCTTGTGGAGAAACTTAAAGGCGGCCAAACGCTGGGCTTAGCCCCAGGCGACCAAAACCGAAATGAGTATCTAGTGGGTGTCGCATACGCCATGGCATGCAAAGGGCATGATGCCGACTATATAGCTGAGGAACTGCGCAGAGTCTCCACACATGAGATATCAAGTATCAAGGGCGATTACTTTATGAACGATGAAACCCTTGCTGGAACTGATCCAGATGCTGCAGCTCTGACCATGGCCAAGAGAGCCATTAAAGCTGCCACCACCGATGGGGCAAGGATGGATAGGGAGAAGATGATACGCCTGCCTAAGTCGTATGACTTTACCGACACAAGTATTGATGAAATCAATATCGAAGCACCACCACCCACCATATACCTAGAATCCCTGCCGCCAATAGACACCCTCACCCCAGCACAAGCTGAGGCCAGGACGCTTACTATCTATAACGCCAAAACATACGAGGAGCTAAACGATGCCTTCGCATTCATGGTCCCAGCAGAAGGCCTCATGCGCTACATATACGATGAAGCGGTGGTGGAACATGACCCCTCACCTGCCATAGCCCTATCATCTGCCATCGCTCTATGCATGGCGCTTGGCTGTAACAGGATACGTGTCCCCAAGAGCAAGGGTAACGTATATGCTGGTGGTTTTGTCATGAACATAGCCTATTCAGGGCGAGGCAAGACCAAGGCCCAAAACGCCGTGAACGAGTTCTTAGCCCTCACTGGTGATAAAGGCGTACAGCTTATTGGCGATGCCAGTTTACTATCTTCAAACGCCGTCTTTGAGTCCCTAAAAGACAAGTTCCTGCACCGAAAACTAAACTGCTACGACGAGATGGCTAAGCTATGGACCGATGTAGAGCGTGAATCAGGCGCTCTAATGGGGGCTGATGATATCCTCAACAAAGCCTACTCAGCCATTGGGAACCGCTACAACGGTGACTCTGCTAAATCAAAAGAGTCCAAAATAGCGGCCATTGAGCAGCCAGGGATCAATATCCTTGGCTCATCTACCCCTGGAGAAATGGCAGCATCACTCCGTGCCAAGCACTTCAAGAAGGGGTCGCTCTCCCGCTACATGATATTCATCGACCTCAAACAGCCACCACCCACAGACTTTGCCGCATACACCGCTAGCTGGGAGGAGGTTGGAGATCAGGCAGACCTATATGAGTTTGATAACGGTGGTGTGATAGACGACGCTGATGATAGCGATCCGCTGTTTAGGTTCAATAGACTGCCAGAGCGCATCCATGACATTGTGGATCGGTTCATCCTTAAGGAGCCAAAAGCTACAGGTACCAACAGGTTTGTAGTCCAAAAGATACCAATGCGGCCTGGAACTGTTGAGCTCCTTAGGCAAAACAGGCTCGCAATGGATGATATCAAGGAACAATTAACAGAAGCCTCCAAAGGGAAGGGGCACGATAGCCCTGA